TTAGGAATAGGTAGTTCTACTTTTAAAAAGGCAATGAAAGATAGACATATCTATTATGATAAAACGAAACCAGTTGGTAATTCGTATATGATCGAATGGTATAGTAATCGTAAATCATTTTTAGAAAATGCAAGTAATCCGTCAAGATATACTCCTGAAGAAATTCAAAAACGATTACAGAATCGTTTAAAGAAAGATTATCAAATAGTTGAACGAGTCGAAAGAAGTCAGAGTGATGGTGGAAAGTCAGCAGATGAATTACTTGAAATTGAAGAGCCTGAAGATGTTGATAATGAGTTTAAACAAAGGATGAATAAACGCGAAGCCGAAGCAGTTAAACAATTATATTTAGCAAAGCAAGCGAAGTTTAAATATTTGAAAGATGCAGGAGTTGTCGTAGAGAGTGCTCGTGTAATAAGAGAATGGAAAGAGATTGCGATTCATGTTAAAAAGTTAATGTTAGCAATACCGAATAGAGTAAGTGAATTATTCGCAAGTATGACAGATGCTAAAGAAATAAAAGAATTATTAACAATAGAGATTGTCCATGCTTTATCAAGGTTACATTATGAGTATAAAGTCGAGGTTGGAAAGATCGGCTCTGAAGGTGATGAAATCGGGGATACCACAGAAGAAGAAGATAGCGATATTGACGACGCCGATACAGAAGAAGAATAGAAAACGAGTTAAACTTTGCAAACGACAAAAGGAAAGGAAAGAAAAAGGGGAAGAAAAAGTAAAATGTAATCTATTTAGATCTCCTCTGTTTGCTGCATTCGCTGAAGCATTGGCTCCTATTGCGCCCGAAACATTAACTGAATGGTCTGATAAACATCGGCAGTTATCTGGAATTGCTGCACACGAAGAAGGTCCTTGGCGAACGTCAAGGTTTCCATTTTTAGAACGTCCACAAGATTTATTATCTCCACAAGATCCTACACAGTTAATCGTAGTTATGAAGGGAGCTCAATTAGGGTTTACCGAATTAGCTTTGAATTGGATGTACTATACGATTGAACGTAATCCAGCTCCAATGCTTTACGTTCAAAAAACTATAGAAGATGTGAGTGTTTTTGTAAAGCAAAGATTTACACCTGCACTTGAAGCTATGCCGCAGATTGCCAAAAGAATAGGTTCCATTCGTATTGGTACTCGTGGTCGTACGGGTGGAGACTCAATGCGGACCAAAATTTTTCCAGGGGGGATGTTGCGTTTTGGTGGCGCGAATAGCGCGTCGAGTTTGCGATCAATGCCTATTCAAAATCTTGTTCTTGACGAAGATGATAGTTACGAAAGAGATATACAGAGTGAAGGATCACCAAGTGAATTAGCTATTAGAAGAACAAGTAACTTTCCAAATCGAAAAATTTATCGTATATCGACTCCAACTTTGAAAGAAACTTCAGTAATTGAACCACTATTTGAGCAAGGTACAAAGGAGAGATTTTATATTCCTTGTCCGCATTGTGGGAATATGGACTGGATACGATGGTCAAATATCAAATGGGAAAAGGGCAAAAGTGATTTATCTCCTATTCATGTATCGTTAATGTGCGAAAAATGTGGTGTACTTATTGAAGAACGCTATAAAACACAGATGCTTGCTAAAGGAAAATGGATTGCAGAAAATCCAGATGCAGAGTATCCAAGTCTTCATATTTCATCTTTGTATAGTCCGTATGGTTTTTTCTCTTGGCGTGATGCAGCAAAGATGTTTTTACGTGCGACAAAGAATAATGATGATGCATTGCTTAAAACGTTTGTGAATACAGTGTTGGGAGAAACATGGTCGGAGTCAAGTGTTACTGTTAAGGCGAGTAAATTAGAAGAGCGAAAAGAAAAATATCCAGTGGATGTTCCATCGCCTGTAATTGTGTTGACTTGTGGTACTGATGTGCAAAAAGATCGTATCGAATGCGAAACTGTAGGATGGGGACGTGGATTGGAAAGTTGGTCGATTGATTATAGAGTATTTTTAGGTGATACTGAACGTAGTCAAGTATGGGAACAGTTTGATCTATATTTACAAAAGCAATGGCAACATGGAACTGGACAAATGATACCGATTGCAATTACAGCCGTGGATAGTGGATTTAGAACAAAAGTAGTCTATGAATTTTGTAAAATACGATTTCATAGAAATATTTTCCCATGCAAAGGGGATAGTGGATGGGGAAAGGGATATATTGACAGACCAAAAACTGTAAATAAATATGGAGTGTGGGCTTTTAGAGCATTTGTTGACGAGATCAAAAGTAAGATTTATTCCAATTTACAAATTGAAGAACCGGGTCCTGGATATTGTCATTTCCCAGAAAGGAGTGTTTACGATACTAATTATTTTAGACAATTAACTTCAGAGAGAATGGAAACAATCTATTCAGGGGGGAGGTATAGAGTACAATGGGTTTTACCGAAAGGTCGTAGGAATGAAGCTCTTGACTGTAGAGGTCAAGCGATTGCTGCATTGACAATAATGAATCCAAATTTTGATGCATTAACCGCAAATCAAATTATTGCTCCAGTTTCGGTCAGAGCAGCTCCAACATCAAGGAGAAGAGTTCATCATAATAATTCTTTTTAGAGAAAGGACTTTACAATGGCAACACAGACAGAAATTAGAAGAAGATTAGCACTTTATAAACTTGCCGAGGCGGCTGTACTTAAAAATCAAAGTTATACGATAGGAAATCGTACATTTACTCGTGCAAGTTTAAATTCTATTCGGGCAGAGATTAAAGAACTCGAACAGCAATTGACAGCTTACGAGGGGAACGGGGGATCAATCCGTCCACGAAAGGTACTTATGCGAGATGATTAAAACCGCATAAAAACCGCATAAAAACCGCAATATATTTTTTACTTGGTAATGTGTAAATAGGGTACTTTATAATATATGAATAATAATAATAAGGTACCTATTCGCATTAATTTATTAGATCGCTTTATTTGCGGTATATCTCCAAAACTTGGAATATCTCGAATTCGGTCCAGAGCTGCTTTACAGTGGATGGGAGAATCGGGATATATCACTCCAGGGTCCTCACGTAGATCAATGCGAGGTTATAATCCATCGGCTTTATCTCCAGATCAAGATACTATTCCAAAATTAAAAGTGTTGAGAGCAGGAAGTAGGGATCTCTATTGTAATACTCCTGGAGCAACTGCACCGATACGACGATATAGAACTAATGTTATCGGATGTGGTCTTGCTTTGAGAAGTCAAGTAAATAGAAAATTACTTGGTCTTACGGATGAAAAAGCAGATGATTGGCAAAGAAATACAGAAAGAGAATTTCATTCATGGGCAAATACGCAAGATTGTGATCTGACAAGAACACAAAACTTTTATGAATTGACCGGTCTTGCTTTTTTATCGACTATGTTGTCCGGGGATGTTTTTGCTGCACTTCCGAGAATTAAAAGGCCAGGAGATATCTATCCATTAAAGATAAAACTTATTGAAGCAGATGATTGTTGTAATCCAAATAATATAATGGATACAAATAAACTTGCTGGAGGTATTGAGGTAGATAGTAATGGTGCTCCAATTCGGTATTACTTTAGGACAGTTAATTCACAAGATACAGTATTTACAGGAATATACACTTGGACAGATGTTCCGGTTTTTGGGAATAGATCTGGTCTTCGTCAAGTATTACATTTATTTGATAGAGAACGACCTGCACAACGTCGTGGAACACCGATGCTTGCTCCAGTTATTGAGCAGTTAAAACAATTAACAAGATATAGTCTTGCTGAAATAGATGCAGCTATATTGAACTCCTTCTTTACAGTTTTTGTAAAGACACTTCCCCCTATTGGTTTACAACCTGGGTTTATACCTGGAGTTCCTCCTACACTTGGTGGTACTCTAATCCCAGGAGGACCAGATACTCCAACAAATCCTGCAGATGAAAAGGTTTACGAAATGGGTCGTGCGACTATTAATGAGCTTGATCCAAATCAATCAATAGAATTGGCAGATCCAAAACATCCAGTATCTGGATTTGATACTTTCTTTACTGCATTTATGAAGCAAATTTCTGCAAGTCTGGAAGTACCATTTGAAGTAGTTATGCTTCATTTTACATCTTCTTATTCTGCATCAAGAGCCGCATTGCTCGAAGCTTGGAGATCTTTTATTTATCGTCGTTTCTTTATGGCAAGAAATTTTTGTCAACCAATATTTACACACTTTATGTATGATGCAGTTCTATCTGGACGGATATCTGCTCCTGGATTTTTGAGTGATCCTGCAATTCGTCAAGCATGGCTCGGTAGTGCATGGATAGGTCCTGGTAAAGGAATGATCGATCCTTTGAAAGAAGTTAAAGCTGCTCGTATGAAAATAGATAGTCGTCTATCAACACATGAAGATGAATATTTACAAATGCAAGAGACTGGTGGAGATTGGGAAGGTTCTATGAATAGATTGTCAAGAGAGGAAGCGTTTTTAAGTAGTATAGACTTGACTAAATTAGATTTTGTAGAAAACATGGCAGAAAACAATAATGATAATGATGGAAATAAGGAGAATGAATGAGTAAGATTAGTGAATGGATTTTTGCACATAGATGGGCAATCATACCATCTGCATTGGAAGCGATTATGGAAATTGTTGACAGGAATTTAGATATATCTGCTTCTGATCTGGCAAAGTCATTGCATGGGGAAATGTGGGAAAGGTATATTGACGAACAAGGTAATCCAATTCCAGTTACTTTTAATGCTCTTGAAGCATATAATTATCCAATTCTCGAAAATACTCGTCGTGTCTCAATGGCAGACAATGTTGCGATACTTCCGATAATTGGACCATTGACACCACGCTCGAATTTTTCAAGTAGTTTTTCTGGTTCTGTTTCTGTACAATCTCTTGCATATGATTTTAATGTCGCATTGGCAAGCAAAGAAGTTTCTTCTATTATTTTAGATGTAGATAGTCCTGGTGGTGAGATTACTTTTATTTCTGAATTTGCAGAACAAATTTATAAAGCACGAAGTCGTAAACCTGTCTTGACATACGTTGGAGGGATTGGTGGTTCTGCTTCGTATTGGTTAGGTTCTGCTACGAAGGAAATAGTTTTGGCAGATACGGCAGAAGTTGGATCGATTGGAGTGGTGGCTGCATACACGGATTCTTCTGAAAAGGAGGCGAAAGCAGGGATTAAACGGTATGAGATTATCTCTAATCAATCGCCAAACAAAAGACCAGATCTTTCGACTGAGAGTGGTCGTGGACAAATACAAATTATTGTTGACAATCTTGCGGATGTCTTTATATCGGCAGTTGCGAAGTATCGTGGAATTGAGTCGAAAGACGTACTT